ATCCAAAATTAGTGTCGTATGGAGTATCAAAAGGTAGGCAAATGTTTTGAAGTACCGACAGTTTCAACTGAACAGAGTCTTTGCGAATGTCTACACGTTTGAGCATGGTCGCATTAGACGGCGACAGTAAGTATCTTTTATGACATATATGGCCGTGTGCCTGCCTTGTCGATGATTAGCTTGCTCTTGCGTGGGGCAGCACCGGTTACGTTAGGTATGCTGATGTGCGTCCAACGGTCAAACTCACGAATGATCTGGTCATAGCCTAGATTGCTGGCGATGATGGCTTGCACCACTTGGTCAGGAGTCATACCGGGTACACGAATGTCAGCAGCACAGCCGATGCGATGCTGAGAAGTGTCTTTACTGCCCACAGCATCATTGACCTGCTTGGAGCGAAACGCTGAGTTGACCATGATAGGTTTGCCACCAAGCGTAGTCTTGACTTGTTCCAAAAACTCAGCCAGGCGCTGAAGATTTGCTTTTTCTGTTTCATTGGGTGTGTTGTCAAACTCACGGTGGTCCGTTACGGTGAGTTCTGCAAGAGTGAAATGAGGTGTCATGTCAGTGCTTATGGCTTGCACCAAAATAGTAAGTTAAAATTAGCATAAATGCAGCATCAAGTTGACCTAAAAGGCGCAAAACAATCTCGCGCATTTCAGGGGCAATGATGTGGTTTAACAAGAACCACTGCACAAAACTCCAAGCAACAAACACGCCTACAGCAATCAGCGGGGTAACTGCTTTGCTGTACCAAGGAGCTGCTGCGCTGGTGGAGATTTCTGACTCGCGCTTACGGGCGCTGTCACGATCTGCCGCATCCAGCTTTGCGTATTCCAATTCCATCTCAGCCAGCTTTTGCGCGGCCTGGGGATCACCCGCTATGGCTTTGGCTACGGCCTCGACGCTATCACTAACGCCAAATTTGCCAGCAAGAGCGCTAACAGCAGCCCCGCCAAGAGGACCGGCAACAATGGTAGCCAAAGTAGGCGCAACGCCCTTGAGGAGAGAAAGAAGTTCATCCATGTCAAAGCCTCATCTTGTAAATAATAAATTCAAATGTACCCCAGCCGACTGCACCAGCCGCTAGGCAAGATGCAAACCCAATAAACAAAGTTTCAATTAATGATGCCAGTTGTTCGCGCTTTCGCTTTTTGGTTTCTTCTGTTTCACGCTCTTGACGCCGCCGGTTGGCTTGAATTTGATTATATTCAGCTTGTATAGATTCCCAGACGTCTCCTTGCCCAGAGTAGATCAGTTGCTCTTTTAGCTTTTTCTCAGCGTCTCTGAGCGCCTTGGCCTGCATCACGGTGTCAAGGGCTTGGCCCATATCCGACCGAGTTTTTTTATTATCTTGCGCCGCAGCAATTGCAACGGTATCGCGCATCTCAAAAAATTTAATCAGGTCGCCAGAGCATTCTTGCAAATCCTTGCCCATCTGGATGGCTTCTTGAACCCCCGCAATCGTGCTTTTTGCAAGGGCAAACGCAGCACTGATTGTGATTGGGTCGATCATTTATCTACTTTTGCGTCAAGTTTGTCAAAAATCTTGCCCAGCATTTCTTTAATGTCGTCTATGTCGCGGCGGTAATCGTCCTTGGATACGTATGTACTTGGCATTGCCCGTATGTCTGTATCCAAACGCTCTAAAGTGCGAGTGATGTTGTTCAGTACCCAGCCCCCAAAAAAAGCAGCCAAACCCAGTGCGATATTGAATAAATGTTGAACTTCCATTACTTCACCAATGCGTTTTGATTTTCGGATTGAGGGGCGAGCGCGTTTACTGGCGCAGCGGGCGTGGCAGCAGCGCGGGTTACAGCAGCGCCTTTTACACCCAACAATGAAGGGTTGTTAAGCAGTTGAACAATTTTATTCCGTTCAGATGCCGGTACTGATTCCAACAAGTTTGCAGCAGTTTGAGGATTCTGCATGGCGTCCGACAATGTTTTTGTTGTCTTGGTGCCTAAGCGTTTTTCTAGCTCACTGATTGTTTTGTTGCCCACAGTAGCCCACACGCTTACAAGCGATGGAAGCCGAAATATCGATGTATTTTGAGACACCAAAGTGGCTAACGCTTTTTGTCCTTCAGTAGCCTGCTTACTAGCAGCAACACGGTCTAAATGACTAGACGCTTGCTTGCGCAACGTGTCCATTGTGCTGTCGGCCAACTCAACTGCAATGTTATATCGGCCTGGGCCAAGGAACTTTTCCACAGTGTCGGGGGATTCGTTTTGCACCAATCGCACAAACTCGTCCTTATTCTTTTTAAACAAGGTAAGCGCTTCGCCGGTTAGTTTCTTTTCGGCAATTTTTTGCATTCCTTTGGAATGGGTAGCCAAATATTCCCGCCAGCCAGCGCCGCCAGCCGATTCAATTGCATTGTCAATCAAAGGCTTGATATTTGACATTACGCCTGCGGCAAGATTGCGTTGCGTTGTCGCATCGGCACCGGGGCGTAGCTTGGCAATGGCTGCATCGACCGCGTTTTTGCGGATTGCTTCTAACGCGTCTGCATCAATAACGCCGTTGCTGCCTGTCCATTTACGAATGGCGTCAGCAACTCTATTTGTAGCGCCTTCAATTAAATCGTTTTCTGCAAACGATGGATTTTTTGAGATTGCAGCAATTTTATCGGCAAGAGGCGCACCTTCTAAAGGTTTAATGCCAACAGACCGAAGTGCTTTTTCAGCGCCAGTCGCTTGCGCAACAAATCGAACAGGATCAATCTCAGAACCAGAACCCATTAAAACAGCTAAATCGTTTGCTTCTCTAGACGCCGCTTCGTCTGCAACATACTTACCAATGTTGGCGCGGCCAAGAGACGCTTCACGCATAGGTGTAGTGATAGTGTTAAGGTTGCTTTTTGCCAACTCGGCAGCCGCCCGAGTCTCGGCAGCAGTCCCACCGCTTGCGATTCTTGCAAGCTCGTTAACTGCTTGCTTTTCCGTCATAGTCCCCAGCTTGTTCAAGTATTGAGCGCCTTCAGGTGTGGACTCTAGCGAGTCTTTTACAAGGGCTTGAAGCGCGGGGTTTTCAAATCTGGCAAGAGTTTGAGCAATTCCAACGCCGGGCGGCGCGTTACGAAGCGCATTGACCACTTCTTTAAGATCGGCGCCAGCGGCTTGTTGAACAAGGTTAGCAGCGCGATTTTGCGGCATAGTCCGCAGGTTTGCAATCTTGCCCCCAACGTAACCAAGTGCTGGGCCTGCAACACGCCCTGCAAGAGGAACAGCGCCCCCGATCATGGCGCCTGTTTCGGCCTCGTCAGGGTTAATAATTGTTGAAGATACGCCGCCCAAAGTTGCGCCGCCTGCTGCGCGAGTAGCCAAATTGCCGCCAGAAAAGCCACCAGTGCGAATAGCTTGCGCAAACGGTGCGGCGGCGGGGATCGCCCTTAACGGTGCGGCAATTGCCATGCCCACGGGGCCAGTACCAAGAATTTCGCCACCTAATTCACCCGCGCCCGTAGACATAGGGTATTCTTGTTTAAACGGGGCTACCCGTGCCTGTGCTTCAGCTTGACGGCGGGCGGCGTCTTCAATCAAAGCGCGGCCGGTGTCTGTTGCGCCTGCTTTTTCCAAACCCATGCCAAGTAATCTTTGGCCGCCAAACATGACGTTACCGCCGCCGCTAATAATACCTTCAGAAGCGGCTTGAATTGGCGCGCCAATAGTCTCAAAAAACCCACGCTGCCGTGGGCCAGGAATACCGGTTGCAGCGGCCTGTTTTGGTATGAGGTCGTCATACCCAGAAGAACGCGCGTTTTTAGCAGGGATCAGGTCTTCATATCCGGTAGCCATTTACAACTCCTGACCGGTGTTTTGTTTAAACCGCTGACGTACCGCAGCGGCTGGCGCGCCCGCAGCAATAGCCGCGTTTGCATCCGCACGTTCTTGCGCAGCGCTTGACCCACCAGAAGCAGGTTTTTTAGCGCTGTATGTGCCGCCACTGTCAACAAACTTTCGCATGTTTTCCAAAATGGTTTTGTTTGTTTCAATACCGCGCGCGGGATCGGTTAACGAATTAAGCCAAGTTGTAAATTCAACGTTAGAGTTAAGTTGTTGCGACGACATACCAGTTGCGTTTTTTACAGCGTTTAGCAACTGCAAGCGAGAACTAGATGCGATGTCGCGCTGTGTTTGCGCTTCTGTACCCGTCGCACGGCCAGCTAATTGACCCATTTGCGAAGCAGCAACACTAGACAGCACGTTTGATAGCGCGCCGCGTTGTTGGCTAGGAATAGCTTTCATGCGGTCAAGTTCACTGTAAGCGTCGCCAAGCGAATCAAGAATATTAATTGCTTGCGTTACACCTTCCTCTTTTTTAGTTGCAGCGTCGCTTTGTTTTGCTGCAACTGGACCGCCTGGGATTGGTTCCAAATCACCGGCCGGTGTAAATCGGTAGCCAAGAGGTGCTTTGCCTACCGGCGCTGCCCTGCCGCCCCCAGCATTAGCACCGCCACCACCACCTATAAATTTAACAGCAGCGGGGCTAAACGGTGTCATGCCAAGGGCTTGCTCACGGCTTACATATTGAGGCTTACCATCCGCACCCATAACGGCAACAGGCATACCGGGCGCTGGCGGCGCAAACTCGCGGGGCGCAGCAATATATCGGTTTTCATTGGGCAAGTAGACGTTGTTACCTACAACTTTAGGTAGCTGTGACTTAGCGTAGCCTTCAGCCCCTAAAGACGCACGCGATTGATATTTTTTAAACTGCTCGGGATCATTTGAAATTTCAGACAACGCCGCATCAAGAGGAATAGTCCGCTGTAGAAACGGGCCAAGGTCTGGATCGGCGTACTGACGTTTAATGATGTTACGAGCTGTATCAGGGTCAGGCGCGCGAAGAATGCTGTCATGAAACAAAGCCGCTTTTTCAGCGCGCGACTTTGTTGCGCGGTCTTCTTGATAACCTTGCATCTTTAAGGCGTTAAATTGTTGCGCCTGCATATCAGCCTGCTGCTTTGCAAGTTGATTCTGTTGTTCCGCGCGTTGCGCTTGGCCTTGTTCAAAACCTTGGTAAAAGCCGCGTGGGCCTTCAGGAGTCAGCGCATTAAAATTTAATTCAGCCATGTTTAATCCTTAATCGCCAATGCCGCCGGTGCCGGAATAAAAAGTATTGGCCAAACTGGTGCCCGAAAAACCACCACTATTGGTAGTTGGATTGTAATATTGACCGCCGCCGCCGGTGTTCAAATATTTACCCAGCGCATTACCCAAATTACCGTAGGCCGATTGGTTGGCTTGGTTGCCCGCAATCATTGCATTACCAGTGTTAATTCCCTGTTGATACATTTGCGGGCCTGCACCAGCAGCATAGTTTGAACCAGCCGCGCCCATAGCCGATGACGCTGTTGGGGCAAACCCGACAACACCGGCAAGCGCATTGCGGCGCAAACCTTGAGTATCGCGATAGCGGTTATACGCGTTGTTGTATTCAGCCGACGCGGAGTTTTGAGCGTAGTCTTGCATTGCTTTAAGCGATGTGCCAGACACCAAACCACCTCGACCACCTGCGCTGTGTGCCAAAGCACGTTGGCCTTCAGACAACCGAAACTGATAACCTGGGTCAGCCTGATAATCTGCTTGCGTAAAACCGCGCACCAAGTCTCCACCTTGCCCAATACCTTGCAAATAACCCGGTAGCGCATTAACACCAGCTTGATAAAAAGGCTGCTGGCGCGCGACGTTTTCCTCATACATTCGGCGTTGAAGATCAATGTTTGCCTGAGCGCCAGCGTTTGCCGCGTTTGCCGCGTTGCTGGAAGTGCCGCTGTCGCCTTCAATAGCGCCGCCAATGGCACTGCCAATAGCGCCGCCAATAGGACCGCCGCCAAGAACTGATCCGGCAATTCCACCAAGTGCAGATAAAAGTCCCATAAATTACTCCAGTAGCAAATTGTTGTTTGATGCAGCTTGCATGATTACCCAATTAGTGCCGTCAGACACCATTGTCGCCCAATTGCCAACTACATTCAAGAGGATGGCCGTGCCAGCCGTTGTGCTGTCAATTGAGACAATGTTGGCCGAAGCCGAGTTGACCAACTGCGCTTGCATATTCTTGACCGTAATATAGCGGCCAATCCAAGCCGAGGCGGCTGGAAACGTCAACGTCATAGCCGAGCCGGTCTTGTTGTTGATGATCCAAGTGTCGGTATCCGCAATTGTGTAATCAGCAGTTTTTGTTACCGGCGCTGTAAAAACAGCGGCAATTGATATTGCGCCGGGGCCATTTGTAATTGCTATGCCCCGACCGGCTGTTAACGTATGCAAACTATATGCG